AAGTACCCCTTTTAGAAGAAATAAATCAAGAAGGATAATATGGCTAATAGTTTTGTACGTTATACAGGTGACGGTAATACGTCTGCTTTTGCGATACCATTTAGTTATCGTGTAGAGTCAGACTTAGTAGTAACCCTAGCAGGTGTAGCTACTACAGCTTTTACTATTAATGCGGCAGGTACTACCCTGACGTTTAGCAGTACACCTTCTAACGGAACAGCTATTGAGATTAGACGTAAGACGTCTCAAGGTACTAAGCTAGTAGACTATGCGTCAGGTTCAGTATTAACTGAAGATGACCTAGATACAGACTCAGACCAAGCGTTCTTTATGTCTCAAGAAGCTATTGATGACGCCAATGACGTTATTAAAGTTTCTAACGTAAACTTTCAATATGATGTAACTAACAAAAGACTTATTAATGTAGCAGACCCAGTAGACGCTCAAGACGCCGTAACTAAAAACTGGCTAACTACAACTTATTTAACCACAAGCACTATCAGTAACATTAATACGTTATCTCCAATATCAGCTAACATTACGACTGTTGCAGGTATTGCTAGTAATGTAACGGCTGTTGCTAATGACGCTACAGACATAGGCACAGTAGCTACAAACATTGCCTCAGTAAATACAGTAGCAACTAACATAAATAGTGTTATCACTGTTGCTAATGATTTGAATGAAGCTATTTCTGAAATTGAAACTGCGGCTTTGGACTTACAAGAGACAACTTCAGAAATAGATACAGTTTCTAATAACATAGCTAATGTAAATACTGTTGGTACTGGTATCACTAACGTAAACACAGTAGCAACTGATATAGCAAATGTTAATACAGTAGCAGGTATAAGTGCTAATGTTACGACAGTGGCAGGTATATCTTCTAATGTTACAGCAGTGGCGAATGACGCTACTGACATTGGAACAGTGGCTACAGATTTAGCAGGTTCAGATACTATTGGTACAGTTGCAACAAACATTTCAAATGTAAACAGCGTTGCAGGAAATGCTAGTAATATCAATGCAGTTGCAGGTAACTCAACAAATATTAATGCTGTTAATTCAAACAGTACAAATATAAATGCTGTAGTAGCAAACCAAAGTAATATAAATACACTAGCAGGAATTGACTCTAACATAACGTCAGTAGCAGGTATATCAGCAAACGTAACAACGGTTGCAGGTATCTCATCTAATGTAACTACAGTTGCAGGGATTAGCTCAGACGTTACAGCCGTAGCTAATGACGCAACAGACATTGGAACAGTAGCTACTAACATAGCTAATGTAAATAGCGTTGGTGGTTCTATTGCTAACGTAAACAGTGTTGCTTCTAATTTATCAGGAGTAAACTCTTTTGCAGAAAGATATAGAATTTCTAGCAGTGCTCCAAGCACATCACTTGATGTCGGTGACCTCTACTTCGATACAACGGCGAATGAATTAAAAGTCTACAAATCTAGCGGTTGGGCGGCGGCAGGTAGCACAGTCAATGGCACTGCAAATCGTTTTGAATACACAGCAACAGCTAATCAGACAACATTTACTGGTGCTGACTCAAACGGTGCTACAATGGCGTATGACGCAGGGTTTATTGACGTTTATTTGAATGGTGTGAAGTTAGCAAACGCAGACTTTACAGCAACTTCAGGTACAAGCGTTGTACTGGCTAGTGGTGCTTCGGTAAATGATATTTTAATGGTGGTGGCTTACGGAACATTCCAATTAGCTAACATCTCAATAAATGATTTAACAGATACACCTGCGGCTCTAGGGTCAGCAGGACAAACTTTAGTTGTAAACTCTGGTGCGACAGCATTAGAATTTACTACTTTACAAGCGTCAGAATTGACGACAGAGGGTAATGTATTTTCAAATTACAATACAATATCTTCAAATATAACAACAACACTGTCTTCTACTAAAAATTCATTTTTAGCAGGAGAAATTACAGTGGCTAACAACATGACTTGGACTTTAGCAGGTTCAGGAACATTAACAATAATATAGGAGAGACAATATGGCTAGTAAGATAAAAGTAGACCAGATTGAGGGAAGTACAGGTTCTTCGATAACTATTCCTACTGGTCAAACTCTAACAATAACAGACGGAATAGCGGCTTCAACTATTGGAAGTGGCACTCTATCAAGCGATAGATTACCAACTGTACCAGTAGCAAAAGGTGGTACTGGATTAACTTCGCTTGGGACAGCAAATCAAGTAGTTGCTGTTAATTCTGGTGCGACTGCTTTAGAATTTCAAACTGTATCATCTGATATAGTTAAACTTGCACAAAATAATAGTCCAACTGCGACTAATAGTTTTGATGGATATTTTGATGGCACTAAATATAAAACCTACAAAATTATCATAGACTCAGTTCACCCTAATAGTGGTAATACTGGTAATAGAATTGGTTTTAAATTTAGAAGAAGTAATTCAGATTTATCATCTAATTACACATTTAATCTTCACAGATTTATGATTAATAGTGCAGGTAACTCAGCAGACCAAGCGCAAGAATATAACTGGCAAAATGGTGATAGAATAAAATTATCACAAGATATTTCTAACGGTGCGGCTTACACACTAAGTGCTGTTATTTATCTTTTTGGAGTGCATGAAACTACTCGTTATCCAACAATGATTGCAGATATAACATCTCATAATTCTGGTGGTTCACCGTCAGACTTTTACAGAAGTGTATGTGCAGGAGTAAATAATTCAACTGGTGCATTATCTGGTTTTACAGTTTATACAAATGTAGGTGACCTTGATGATGGGCATATAACTTTATACGGAATTAAATAAGGAGAATAAATATGAAAAGAACAATCGTTTCACCAGAAAATCCAAATGGTATTGTAGTAGATTTAACTTCTGAAGAAATAGCTAAAAATGAAGCTGAAGCTGTTGAAAATGCTCAAGAAACAGAAACACTACAAGCAGAAGCACAAGCTAAAGAAGAGTTAAAAGCTAGTGCAAAAGCTAAATTAGTGGCAGGTACGCCATTAACAGAAGACGAAGCTAACACAATAGTATTATAATTAATAATCATAAAGACGTAGGAGAAAAACTAATATGACAAAAGCTAGAAATCTATCGGATTTGTTAGACGGAAACGGTGACGTTAAGTCAGCAAATTTAGACAATGTGCCTGCAAGTGATAACGCAAGTGCATTAACTACAGGAACACTTCCTGCCGCTAGAATAGGTGCTTCGTCTATTACAGTTGATAAAACAAATTTTGTTGCTTCTACAGATAGTTTAAATTTACCTAGAGGTACAACAGCACAACAACCAACACCTTCCGCTTCTAACGAAGGAGCAGTTAGATATGATACAGATGATAACATTATTTATTATTCTGACGGTGTAAGTTGGAAAAAAGTTTCATCAATTATACCAACACTAACAGGAGTTACTGGTACTATACTTAATACAATAACAACTAATCTTACACTAGCAGGAACAGGCTTTTTAACTGCAAACCTTGTTGTAAGTTTTACACCTAGTGGTGGTTCTGCAAGTACAGTAACAGTCACACCTACATCAGATACGGCGGCAACTGTTGCAGTTCCGTCTGCTATTTATAATCAATCAAGCGGTACAACTATTGCTATAAAAGTGACTAATTCAGACGCAGGTGAGTCAGGTACACAAAATGTAACAGTTACAGCATTACCTTCTGGCGGTTCAATATCTAGTTCTGGTAATTTTAGAATACACACATTTAATTCATCAGGAACATTTACTAACACAGTTGCAAACTTAACAGGACAATACTTAGTTATTGCAGGTGGTGGCGGTGGTGGTTCTACAGACGGACAACAAGACGACACTGGTGGTGCAGGTGGGGGTGGAGCAGGCGGTTATCGTTGCTCTGTACCTAGTGAGTCATCAGGTGGGGGTGCTAGTGCGGAAAGCACAGCAACTTTTGGTGCTTCTAACTACACGATTACTGTTGGAGCAGGTGGCTCTGGCGGAACAGGAACAAATAACAACTCAGGTTCTCAGCAAGGAACAAACGGTAGTAATTCATCTATTTCTGGTTCAGGAGTAAGCATTACTTCTACTGGCGGTGGCGGTGGTGGAAGAACTGACACCTCTGCTCATAATGGAAATAGTGGTGGCTCTGGTGGCGGCGGTGGCGGTCACGGAACATCAACAGGTAATGGTGGTTCAGGCACATCAGGACAAGGTTTTGCAGGTGCAACCAATAGTGGCGGCGTTGGTGGTGGTGGCGGCGGTGCAGGTGAAGCAGGCGGTACTGACAACAATGGTGATGGCACTACTCCATTTGACGGCGGTGATGGAGTAGCTTCTTCTATTACAGGCTCATCAGTTACACGAGCAGGTGGCGGTGCTTCCGAACAAGGTGGCGGCGGTACGGCAGGTGCGGCAGGTGATGGTGGCGGTGGACAATCCGCACAAAGAAACGTACAAAATTCAGGAGCAGGTTCAGCTAACACAGGTAGTGGTGGCGGAGCAGGTGCAGATAGTAACAATGCTTCAGAAGTAAATGGTAGTAACGGTGGTTCAGGAGTAGTAATTATTAGATATGATACAACAACATTATAGAGAGGGATTAGATGTCACATTTTGCTAGAGTAGAAAACGGAATTGTTAAAGAAGTAATTAGAGCAGAACAAGATTTTGTTGATACTTTAGTTTCTCAACAAGCAGGTGAATGGATACAAACATCTTTCAATACATACGGTAATCAACATAAATTAGGTGGCACACCATTAAGAGGTAATTTTGCAGGCATTGGATTTACTTATGATAGAAATGAAGACGCTTTTATTCCACCTAAACCAGAAAAGGGTGGAACATGGATTTTAAATACAGAAACATATTTATGGATAAGACCATTAGATTACCCAACAGACGGTCAAAATTATAGATGGGACGAAAATGCTTATCAAGCTGATAACACAACAGGGTGGGTAGTGTATACACCTAGTGCAGAATAATGAAAGACGTAAACGAATTAAACATAGAAATTGAAAGAATAAAAGGTGATATACGCCTTATTCATCAATCGCTAGATGTAATTAAAAATAATCATCTATGTCATCTACAAAAAGACATAACAAAACTAAACAGAGTAGTTTGGACAGTAGGTATTATGATTTTTAGTCAGATGGTTCTGACATTGAAAGACTATATTTTAGGATAGTACATGACCAAATATTTACTGGTACTGTATATGTGCAGTATGACGGCAGGTACATGTCCATCTAGCACAGTTGCAGGTTATCAATTTGATACACACTACGACTGTGTAAACGCAGGCTATGGGCTTGCACAAAAAACTTTTAGAAATTTAGAAGAATTAGAAGATTGGGACAAAAATTACATAAACGAAAATAAGATAGTTATTAAGTTTGAATGTAGAGACGTAACATTAGGAGTATAAAACAATGGCATTACCATTTTTAGCATTATTAAAAAATCCTCTAACGAAGATTATAGCAGAAAAAACTTTTGGAGCTATTCAACACAAACTTGCAAAAGATAAAATAGTTAGAGAAAAAGAGTTAGACGCCGCTTCACAGATTTCAATAGAACAAATAAGAGCACAAAAAGATAGTTGGAAAGACGAATGGTTATGTTTATTTTTCACACTAATTTTTGGCCTTCATTTCTTGCCATACACACAAGACACTATGGAAAGAGGTTGGTCAATACTACAAAGTGCTGACCCTATGTTCTGGTATATCATACTAACTATCGTAGGTGCTTCATTTGGAGTTACTACAATGAACAAACTTAAAAAGAAATGATAGACAAGTGGCTATACACTTTTTTTGGTTGGTTAGACATTGTGTCTGACTTTGTAGAAAAATTAATTTTTAATAATAAAAAGAAATGAAAATATCGGACTCGACACCAGTATCAATGCCAATGAAAAACCTTTTGAGTATAATCTCAGCGTGTTTGGTTGGTGCTTGGTTTGCATTTACAGTTATTGAACGTCTTAATGTTATAGAGACTGAACAAAAACTAATGATGTCAGACTTAGAAGCCGCTAATGAATTTATTGTTGGTGTGCCTAAAGGAAATATGGTGTCACCACAGATACAAGAGCTCTTTATGCTTGTTGAGTTTGTTTCAAAAAATCAAGACAAGTTAAAAGAAAATGTGGAAAAAGAATTACCGAATGTCAATGCTCTACAGTTAAGAGTAGAGTTTTTAGAAGACCGATTAAAGAAGGCCGAAACTTTAATTGATAAATTGAGAAACAACGGCACACATATAGGAGAATAATAAATGAAGACAGCGTTAGTAATTGCATTGCTTATGTTTACAGAACAAAGTGGTGACAAGCCGTATGAATTTATGATTACTGACTCTATAGGAAACTGCCTTCAGCTAAAACGTGAAGCCGAAAGAAATACAAACCCTGACAGAATACGTTGGAGTTGCAAAGAAGTTATGGCAGAGCTAGAAATAGTGCACGGCAAACTACACATTAACAAAATAATAGAGGAGTAAACATGCTTATATTTGGACATACACCTAAGACTTGGAGAAACAAAGTCATTATCTGGTGGAATGATAGGTCTACAAAGTGGCAAATTGCGGCTTTCCTTATCTATTCAGCAGTATTATTGGCAATATAATGGCTAAAGCACCTAAATATGGTGCTGTAGTGCTTTACACAAAAACACACAAAGGGACGTCTATTGGGCGAAAGCCTATCACTTCAACTATGAATAAGAATAGGAGACGACAAAGTGGAGCAAAAAAATACAGAGGACAAGGTAGATAATATAGAAGTTATATTAGACGAATTACCTAAACTTTTAGTACAACAAGCATATAAAAAATTAAAATCAGGCGAAGATTTAACGGCGTCTGAAATGAAAGTTTGTTTAGACGTATGTAAGGCTTACAGCTCTGAGAAACTGACAAAGAAACCAGATAACATTTTAGATACTGTTCCTTTTGATACAGATGGATAAACGATTAAAGAATTTTAAAAATTTTTTGTACTTATGTTGGCAACATTTAAACTTACCAGAGCCAACTAAAGTTCAATACGATATTGCAGACTATTTGCAATCTAATGAAAGACGTCTTGTTATTGAGGCGTTTAGAGGTGTAGGTAAATCGTGGATTACCTCTGCCTTTGTATGTCACCAGTTATTATTAAATCCACAGAGGAATATCTTAGTTGTATCAGCAAGTAAAAGTAGAGCAGACGATTTTAGTACGTTTACACAACGTCTTATTGCTGAAATGCCATTACTTCAACATTTACAGCCAAGAGATAATCAACGTCACTCAAAGGTTAGCTTTGACGTTGCACCTGCACTTGCCTCACATGCACCGAGTGTTAAATCAATGGGTATCACTGGGCAGTTGACAGGTTCTCGTGCGGATTTAATTATTGCTGATGACGTAGAGTCAGCAAACAACTCTCAGACACAGTTAATGAGAGATAGACTAAGTGAAACTGTAAAAGAATTTGACGCTATTATTAAGCCAGATGTAGGTCGTATCATATTTCTAGGTACACCGCAGACTGAAATGTCATTGTATAATGACCTTGAGGAACGTGGTTTTAAAACTAAAATATGGACAGCGTTATATCCTACGAAAGCACAGTCTATTGGTTATGGTAGTAAATTAGCTGAAATTATATCTAATGTTACCAACCTAGAAGGTAAACCAACAGACCCAGACAGGTTTAATGAGATAGATTTGATGGAACGTCTTTCGTCTTACGGACGTTCAGGGTTTAATCTACAGTTTATGTTAGACACATCTATGTCTGACGCAAACAGGTATCCATTAAAACTTAATGACTTAATTGTAGTATCAGGTTGTTCCACATGGAAACAAGCACCTGCTCGTATTCAGTGGGCTTCAGGTCAAGACCAGATAAAGGCCTTAGACCCAGAGCTACCGAATGTAGGGCTCAAAGGTGATTATTATTGTGCACCATTGTATATGTCAGAAGAGTTTAC